TATCAATGACCAGCTTCCAATTCGTGCGCGCTGCGCGCAACAAATCAAGCCAGTCAACACTTTCGCCTGCTTGACAACTCCAAGAATTCTCTACCAAAATTTTCTTTACTTGTGATGCTACTGATTCATTAGTTGCAGCACGAGCGTAAGACATAATAGCACACACAGCTGATGCCACATTAGTGGCAGTCAATAAGCTAGTTGCTAAAATACATCCTCCCTCAACTTGGTAATAAAATTCCTTGGGGATAGGGATGGACTTAACTCTTTCCATCTTTTCCAACAAATCCGCTACGGATCCTGATACTTCTTTAAACACTTGCGGACTGTAATTTTTATTACCGACCTTAAGTGCTTCTTCAAATTCAATATCAAAACTTTGTTTCCAAAGTTTATAACTATTTGAATTTACATTTTCTTCTACAGATACATTAATGTTATCAATAGGTTGTTCAACGTTATCCTCTTTCGCGTGGTATGCGTTCTCTGATTCTGAATTTCCAGAGAAAGAATCTTGCATTGAGAGTGAGCTAATAGACTCACAATGTACAAGAGAAATGTCAAATGAAACGGCATTGACACCGGATTCCCTACTTTCCGCAGATTTCGGTTCACATATGATTGGATTCATAATGTAAATAGCGTGGTTCGAAAACATTTCAAGTTCACGACTTTTCTTTGAGTACAAATTTCGAGTTTTAAAGTAAAACTCAGCGCTAATGTGTAACGCAAAAACTAGCCTTAATTAGGTATAGTTCTATCCGACTTTTAACGTGTTCGGATTGATCAGTAATGACACGGTATTGAAATATTTCTAAACACAGAAATATTGTCTTGTCCCTAGGATAAAAATCCTAGGACATGGACTCCAAAATAACTTCAACCGAACTGAAGTTACTGAAATACCATCGTTTAGGATATTTACACAATACAAATTTTTAATTTCTAAGATTATAGTCATTATAAGACTGTAAATGATTAGAGCGGATTTTTCTAATCCACAAAAACATATATACATAAAAGGGGTTCGATCAGTTAAATAAGCTAGATCGAGATCACTTATTCATTCAGGGATAAACTGTTTGATAGAAGTCATATAGAACTTACATGTAGGCCAAACGGCCTACAAGAAGTCTTCATACTTCTAAAACGCCGTTTAATTGGCGATTTATCAACTAAACGAA